TATCAAGGTCAATCTTTTACATGGATTGGTGTTGATGAAATAACGCATTATCCTACCCCGTATGTCTGGGAATATTTGCGTTCCCGATTAAGGACAACAAATCCATTAATAAAAGCATACATGCGGTGCACAGCTAACCCCGGCGGTGTCGGAGGATGGTGGGTCAAGAAAATGTATATTGACCCTGCACCGCCAGACGAACCATTTCCTGCACAGGATATAGAAACGAAACAATCTTACCTGTGGCCTGTAGGACATGAAAAGGCAGGGCAACCTTTATTCTTGCGTAAGTTTATACCGGCAAGATTAACAGACAACCCATACCTAATGCAGGATGGTCAGTACGAAGCCATGCTACGTTCTTTACCAGAAATAGAACGTAAAAGACTTTTAGATGGTGATTGGGATGTTGCAGAGGGAGCGGCATTTCCAGAGTTTGAAAGGTCATTACATATTGTAAAACCTTTTGATATAGCACCATCGTGGCCAAGATTAAGAGCGGCTGACTATGGTTTTGCATCACCTTCATGTGTTTTATGGGGTGCTGTAGATTGGGATGGAAACTTAATTATTTATCGTGAGTTATACGGTAAACAGTATACTGGTGAATCATTAGCTAGGGTAGTATTACAGATGGAGCGTAATGATAGACCACCAAGCACTTCTGTTTTAGATGCAAGTTGTTGGAATAAAACAGGACATGGAATGAGCATAGCAGAAACAATGATGCGTAATGGCGTTCGATGGACACCTTCAGATAGAAATAGACTTGCAGGTAAAATGGAAATACACAGACGTTTGTCTCTCGATAATGGTAAACCATCGTTATACATATTTGAGACTTGTACGAATTTAATTAGAACTTTAGGTAATATACCTACATCAAAGTTAAACACAGAAGATGTAGATACAAAAGCTGAAGACCATGCATATGATGCACTAAGATACATGGTTATGACAAGGCAATCAAACAAACCTACTGTTCCAGATATATTAAAAGATATTAAGCAAAAGGCTTATCAACCCGAAGACATGGTTTTCGGATATTAACCAAAAGGAGTAAAAATGAAAACTGCAAAGAATCCCGTAGATGGAAGCATACTTAACTCTACTCAAGAAACTGGCTATCTAAGTCCGGCTAACGAAAAAGCTGTAGCAAAAGAAAAGCCACAATTCTCTACAGAAATTAATGAACCAAATCAAACATTAATTTTAGAAGCAGGGAAAAAGGGTAAAGGTAAAGCACAAGTAGATGCTTTTATTATGAACTCAAGCGAAGATAAAGATTATTAAAAGGAAAACAAATGGCTGATGACGCACAAGATACAGCGTCTACGTTACCACCAGAGGATGCTCCGGGCATCGTTGGTTATGTATTAGAAAAGTACAATGAGTCTAAGCAGGCTCGTTATACGCATGAACAACGATGGTTAAAAGCATTTAAAAACTATCGTGGTATTTATGATTCTTCTACACAATTTCGTAGTACAGAGAAAAGTAAAGTTTTTGTAAAGATAACAAAAACAAAAGTGTTGGCCGCATACGGTCAAATAGTAGATGTATTGTTTGCTAACAAAAGATTTCCTATCACAGTAGCATCAAGTCCTATACCAGAAGGCATTGATGAAACTGCACATTTAGGAGTACCGGGAGAGGAACAGCTACGTTCTTCTGTTGGTTTTCCGGGTGATGGAAATCAAATACTACCCGGTGCCTTAGAAGCGACACCTATTCAAGGTGGAGCTAATTTAGGTGGATTAGAATCAGAATATCAAGGTGCAAATTTACAATCTGGTAAAGGTCGTATACCAAATCAGCCAGAGATACATCCTGCGAATGAAACAGCACGTAGGATGGAAAAACTAATACATGACCAGTTGTTAGATACAAACGCTACCAATGTTCTACGTCATGCTATATTTGAATCTGTATTACTTGGAACTGGTATCGTAAAAGGGCCATTTAATTATGCAAAGACAGTTCATCGTTGGGATATGGTCAACGGTGAAAAGATGTATGCACCATACAACAAAGAAGTTCCAAAGTTAGAAGCAGTAAGTTGTTGGGATTTCTTTCCAGACCCAGATGCAACATCTGTGAATGATTCTAACTATGTAATACAAAGACATAAGTTTACTCGTAATGGTTTACGTGATTTAGTAAATCATCCATACTTTGACCCAGAAGCAATTGCTGAGTGTTTAGAGATGGGAGCTAATTACACCACTGAATACTATGAAGATATTATTCAATCTTATGACACACAAAGTGGTAGTTATGATGTTGATAGATACGAAGTGTACGAGTATTGGGGAACATTAGATAATTCATTAGCATCTGAAATAGGTTTAGAAACAGGTGATAGTTCAGCATTAGATGAAGTACAGATAAACGCATGGATATGTAATGGTAAAGTTTTACGTGCAGTATTAAATCCATTTACTCCAGAAAGAATACCATTTCAAACTGTACCATATGAAATAAATCCATATCAATTATTTGGTGTAGGTGTTCCAGAAAACATGGAAGATGCACAGTTGCTTATGAACGGACATGTTCGTATGGCAATAGATAACTTAGCGTTAGCAGGTAATTTAGTATTTGATGTTGATGAAGCATCACTAGTGCCCGGACAAAACATGGATATATTTCCGGGTAAAATATTTAGACGACAATCTGGTGTCACAGGAACAGCTATCAATGGATTAAAGTTTCCTAATACAGCAGGAGAAAATTTACAAATGTATATGCAAGCAAGACAGCTTGCTGATGAAGAAACAGGAATACCGTCTGTTATGCATGGTCAAACAGGTGTAACAGGAACGGGTAGAACAGCATCTGGATTATCAATGTTATTGAGCGGTGCAAGTCTATCAATAAAAACAGTAATGAAAAATATTGATGACTTTTTACTAAAGCCACTTGGTGAAGCAATGTTTCAATGGAACATGCAATTTGATGAAGACAATCCAGACGTTGTTGGTGATTTGGAAATTAAACCACACGGTGTTGCAAGTGTAATGCAAAAAGAAGTTAGGTCACAAAGACTAACTGCATTATTACAAACAGTAGCTAATCCTATGTTAGCACCGTTTATTAAGATACCAAATTTAATTAGGGAGTTAGCAATTGCACAAGATATTGACCCAGATAGTCTGGTTAATGATATTAATGATGCACAGATATTTGCAGAAATGCTGAAAGGTTTAAATGTTGGACAACAAACTGGCGAGCAAACTCAAGGCCCTAATCAACAACAAGACGGCATGGGAGGCACTGGAGGAGTACCTGCAGGCGGAAATCCAGAAGACCCATCGGGCGTTGGTGGTGGCACAATCGGAACAGGAAATGTTCCGCAGTCAGGGGAAAGCAATTTTACTGGAAACCCTCCTCAAGCTGAAGAGTAACGTACAAGATTTTGAAAAGAATAACAGGGAGAAATAATGGCTGAAGAATTTTTAGCAACAGGTATATCACAAGATGATGCCGCACTGTTTCGTTTGATAAATGAAAACATGAAAAAAATAACTCCAGATGAGTTTAATAATTTATCACCGGAACTAAAAGAAAGAATTAGAAAAGCAAACGCAAACAAGTTAGCAGAAATGCAAACACAGTTTGATATAGGTTCTTTAAATGTTGTTAAAAAAGGAACAGAGATAGCAAATCAAGATGTTCCTATCGAAACTCAAATGAAAGGTCTAGAAATAGATGTTGCATTACCGGCAACTACTTCTGGTTTTACCGTTGGAACAATTCCAGATGTTAGTAATACCGAAGGATATACCCCATTATATATTACACCTAAATTAAAATATGTTGAGGGTGTAAGTGGTCAAATAAGTTCGTCTAAGAATAGTAGCTATTACACAGCTAATCAAGGTAAAGTTCAGATAAACCCAAAGAACAAAAATCTTTTTGATAAAGCACGAGCTAAGTTAGAAGCCATGGGTTTAAAAAAGAAATCATTTGACCCTGCTACTGGGGAACCTTTAGGCTTACAAGATACTGATGAAATGCGTGCAATTGTAAAACCAATGCTAGCAGGTATATTTGGTGGAGCGGCGTTACCTGCAGTAGGAATACAATGGTTTGCACATGGTAGAGCTCAACAAAAAGCGGCTATTGAAATGATAAAAGATATTGAAGATGGTTCATATCGTGATGACAAAGATTATTTAAATTATACTGGTAAACAATTGTTTACTAAAATGGCAACAACTTTTGCTGACCCATACAGACAGATGAACACTATCTATGGTAAAGCAGGAGTAGACGGAAATGCGGTAGATAAGTTTTTTAACTTTGCTGTTGAAAGAGATTATTTTAGTAAAGAAACTTTACGTGATTTAAAAAAATATAGACCTGCAATTCTTGATGATGTTTTAAAAACATATGATGCACAAGGTAAAGTAAGACCAGACATAACTTTTTACTCTAGTGAATTTAGAGACACTTTACCAGAAGGTTCTAAACTTTTTAGTAAAATAAAATCTGGAGGTCAAACTATACAAGAAACATTTACAACTCCAGATGGCCAACAAGTATCTACTGGAGTTCAAAGTGATGGAATAAAATTTGCACCACCAGATAAATTAGACCAAGCATTAATAAACATAGGTATAGAACCTAGTCCTCCAAGTGGTAATCAAGGCGGTGGTGGTAATGAAGGCGGAGGCGGAACTATAGTCGTAGGCAATCAAACAGTTCAAACTCCCGGCTCTAGTTACGAGTATGATAGCAGTGGTAGAAAAGGATTTACTTATGGATTACAAGAGGGTGGCCCTGTAGATATGCCAACAGCTAATCAATCTAATGTAAGAGATGCTGATAATTTAGAATTAGTAAATGAACCACAAAAAGATAAAACTGGCGTTGCTGATGACGTACCTAGAAGTTTAGACGAGGGTGACTTTGTTATTAATGCACCTGCAGTAAAAATAGCAGGTAAAAGCGACATAGAAAAAATGATTAATAAAGCTGTAGCAGAGTTACAGAGAAAAGGTATTAAACTTGATTTTGGTACAACAGCAGAAGAAATAGATAAAGCTATAAATACTTTAGTTAGTAATGGCGAAGTTATAATACCAAAAGTATTAGCAGAACAAATAGGATATGATAGATTAAAGAAAATAAATAATAGAGGAAAAGAAGAGGTAAAAGAAATAGATGAAGCAAGAAAAGAACAAATACCAGAAAAGGCTTTTGTTAGTGACCCTCGTATGCGTCAGTCTGGGGGAGCAGTAGGGAGTGTTTTAGATTCAGACGTTGCTACAGGTAAGTTAGCGGCGGCAGGTGCTCCCGGTGAAATCTTATCAACACCACGGGGTGCTTTTGTAAACATTGCAAAACCAATGCCAACTGCACAAGTGTTACAACAAACGCCAATTGGAGAAGAAATACTTAGACCGCAAGTGATGAATCAAGGTGGAACTTTTACTACAACTTTTTTTAATCCCGGTAATATAGAAGTAGGAACTGATGCTCCGGGTAAAGTGGAAGGACAATCATACGCTGATGGAAGATTTGCAGTATTTCAAAATGAAATATTTGGATTAGCGGCAATACCACATACATTAAATAAATATGGAACCAACAGCATTGCAGAAGCTGTTAAACAGTATAAACCAATAGGTGAAAATACTGAAGAAGAAGTTAATAGCACTATTAAATACTTAACAGATAAACTAGGTAGAGATACATTTGATTTAACTAACCCAGATGATGTAAAAGTAATAATAGAAGGTATAACAAGATTTGATTCTGGTGCAGATAGTTTATCTTTCTACACATCAGATAAGATTGAAGAAGCAACTAACTTTTTCTTAAATCCAAAAAAATAATAGAGTTTCTAACTACTCGCCGGTAGTTAGCTGTTAGGCAACTCACAATAACGTGACCCCTAAATTAACGACAAAGTGGCTACTCGTATTTACGACCCCACAAGGAGGAAAAATGGCAAATAAGACAGAAGATAATACTGAAGTCAACAATAACGAAAATCAAGTTCCGGAACCCACTCCTTACAAAGGACAGTATCGGAAAGATGTTTATAGCGAAGAACCAGAACAAAAAACTGAAGAGCAGGACACTTCAACAGAAGCTACTCCAGAGCAATCCGGATTTATGTCTGGTGGTGATAAAAAACCACAGCATGATTTTAAAAAACGTTATGATGATTTAAAACATCATTATGACAGAACTCTTGCTGAAAACAAACAGAAAGTTGAAGAGTTAGAGGCCAAGTTGAAGGTCGCTCAACAACCAAAGTTTACACCTACTAAAACAGATGACGAACTTAAAACTTTTAAAGATAAGTACCCAGATGTTTATGGTGTGGTTGAGACAGTTGCACATAAGCAAGCAAATGCACAAGTAGAAGGTTTACAATCCGAAATTAGTAAATTACGTGAACGTGAAACTGAACTTGTTACACAGTCTGCTTATAAAGAACTGACAAATGCACATCCCGATTTTACTGAGTTAAAAGATGCACCAGAATTTTTAGATTGGTTGCAAACACAACCACCATCTATAGCTGACGGTGTAACTAAAAATAACACAGATTCAAAATGGGCAATCAGAGTTATAGACCTTTATAAAGCTGATGCAGGTATATCAAAGTCAAAAACCAAGTCTAAGTCTGCCGCCGATGCAGTTACAAGAACATCTTCAAAAAATGTTAATGTAGAAAACAAAGACGGTAAGAAGGTTTGGAAGTCTTCTGAAATTCTCAAATTAAAACCTTGGGAATATGCAAAAGTCGAACAAGAAATAGACACCGCACTGCGTGAAGGTCGTGTAGTGCGAGACACAAAATAACCCTTAACTTTGGGAGGCTAAAATGGCATTTTCAAATGCGGCTGGTTACTCAAATTTATCGCAAGGTAATTTCGTACCAGAAATATATAGTCAAAAAGTTTTAAAATTTTTCCGTAGGTCATCAGTTGTAGAAGATATAACTAACACAGACTACTACGGCGAAATTGAAAACTTTGGCGACACAGTAAGAGTCATTAACGAGCCAACGATTACAGTATCTTCTTACAATAGAGGCTCTGTTATTAATACCCAAAACTTAGATGACAATCAGTTTACACTAACTGTAGATACAGCAAATGCTTTTGCATTTAAAATTGATGACATTGAAGAAAGACATTCACACTTAAACTTTGAAGCGTTAGCTACCTCTTCTGGTGCTTACTCTTTAAAAAGAAAGTATGACAGAGATGTCTTAGAAGCAATTCAAGGTGCATCAGGTATCAACACAGGTACTGCTGTAACTCCATCTGGTTCATCTGCAGGTGACACTGTAGTGAACGCAATTTCAGAAGCGGCTAGAATTCTAGACGACAATGAAGTTCCAGAAGAAGGCAGATGGATGGTTGCACCACCTAAGTTATACGAAGTATTAAAGACAGCAGGTTCTAAGTTCTTAGAAGTACAGGTAACTGGCATGAACGAATCACCATTATTAAATGGTAAAGTTTTACCGGGCCCGGTACATGGCTTTAATTTATATAAATCAACTGCACTAAATCTAAGTGGCACAGATATTATTACAGCAACTGGAACATCAAACCAGTTTAAAGTATTATTTGGTCATATCTCTTCAGTAGCTACTGCTTCGCATATTGCGAAAACAGAAGTTGTAAGAGATACAGATTCTTTTGCAGACATCATTAGAGGATTACACGTTTATGGACAAAAAGTATTGCGTACAGAAGCGGTAGTAAGAACTTTAATGACAATGGCGTAAGGAGGATAACACCATGGCAACATATAATGTAACTGGGCCGGGTGGAACAACTGGTCATCCATCAGTAGTTCGTAGACCTTACCTAGTAGAAAATACGATTGACATCTCTGCTATCAATGGTGATAGTGGAGCGGCACAAAACGATGTATTACAGGTACTAGATATTCCTGCAGAAACTTTAATTATGGAAGCAGGTATCGAAGTATTAACAGCGTTATCAAGTAGTGTTACTTTAGATTTAGGTATCACTGGCGGAGACGTTGACAGATATGTCGATGGAGATACTAACGCTACAGGTTTCTCTGCACCAACAGCTACAGCTAGAACAGTAGTTGCAAGTGCGGATACTCTTGATGTATTAGTTCTTAGTGCGGACTCAACTGCGGGAAAAATCCGTGTGTTTGCAGTTCTATGTGACGTATCTGGCGTTGAGGAAAGTGATTTAAACACTGCAACTCAACACGATACAGCAGTATAATAATAATAGGGGGCCTTAGTGCCCCCCTTTTAAAATATAAAATGATAAAAGTAGTAATGGCCATAATAATAACATCAATGCCGAATTGGCCATCGGTAAAGTATCAAGGATATTTATATCCAGACATGGAAACATGTTTAACATCTACAGAGATGTACGTAGAAGAATTTAAAGCATATGCAGATAGTCAAGGAGATTATGATGCTCATTTTAACTCCATATGCTTTGAAGTTGATGCTTATCCTATAGAAGGATTTAATCAAATACAATTAGGAATATAAATGGCAGTTCACGATTTAAGACAAAAAACAAAAGCTAGTACAGGACAAAGAATTATAAAAGATGAATCATCCTGTAACTGTTCAGAAAAGATTGTTGAATTACAAAGAGAGCTACAACAATTAAAAAATATGATACAAAATAAAAAACCAATGATTGTAGATGCACTGGTTGTAGAAGATGAGAAAAGAACATAAAAATCCTAAAGGTGGTTTGACAGCCGCAGGAAGAGCTTACTTTAAAAGAAAGGAAGGTCTTAACTTGAAGGCCCCGGTCAAACGGGGAGATAATCCGAGAAGAGCGAGTTTTCTAGCCAGAATGGGAGCTAGTAAAGGGCCAGATTATAAAATAGTAAAAGGTAAAAAAGTTCCAACTCGAAAGTTATTGTCCTTGAGACAATGGGGAGCATCCTCATCTAAAGACGCTCGTAGAAAAGCAAAAGCTATAAGTAAACGTAACAAAGCAAAGAAAGGTAAAAAATGAAAAAAGGTTTATATGCTAATATTCACGCTAAAAGAAAACGTGGTGAAAAGATGAGAAAGAAAGGTGCTAAAGGTGCACCTACTGCGGCACAGTTTAAAAGAGCTAAACAAACAGCAAGAAAAAGATAATGCCACTTAAAAAAGGTAAGTCACAAAAATCAATATCTTCTAATATTCGTAAGATGAAAAAAGAGGGTAAGAAACCTATGAAACAAATTATTGCTATAGCATTAACTGTAGCAGGAAAGGTAAAACCAGATGCCCGCAAAAAGAAAAAGAAAAAAGGCAAAAAGAAAGTTTCCTCCCGTTCCAAAAACTAAAGGTGGTGTACCTACTAAGTATGTTAGAGGTGCAAAAAATCCTAAAGCACGAGAGGCAGAAATAAAACGAACAGCTAAACTTTATAAAGAAGGAAAGCTAACACCTGCAATGATGAAAGCTATAAGTAAAAAAAGGAGCAAAGGATGAGCAGTAAACAAGCAGTTATTGATAAGTATCACAAATCAAGTGGTATATCTAAATCTACGTTGAGTAAAGTTTACTCAAGAGGAGCGGCGGCATATTTTTCAGCAGGGTCTAGACCTAAAGTTTCACAGCATGCATGGGCATCGGGGCGTGTGCGGAGCTTTGCAACTGGAAAAGGTGGAGCTAGAAAAGCAGATAAAGATTTATTAAGAGGCAAGAAAAAGAAAACAAAATCAAAAACCGTTAAAAAGAAAAAAAGGTAGTGGTTGAAAAGGAGGTAAGTATGTGTGAATATTGCGGCATGGGATGTGGCGATTGTAGAGGCTAATTGTGGCAGACCCTAAAAAAGGTACAGGTAAAAAACCAAAAGGTAGCGGCAGGAGATTGTACACGGATGAGAATCCTAAAGATACAGTAAAAATAAAGTTTGCAACTCCTGCTGATGCAAGGGCCACAGTAGCTAAAGTTAAAAAAATAAAGAAACCTTTTGCCCGTAAAATACAGATACTTACAGTAGGAGAACAGAGAGCAAAAGTAATGGGAAAAACTCAAGTCGTGAGTATTTTCAAGAAAGGAAAAGAAGCTTTAAGAAGAGCAAAGAAAAGAGGGTAAATAACTAATTTTCTTGACAATACGCTAATTTAGTGTATAATATATAAAGGGAGTCATGACAACAACATATTTAACATTAGTTAATAATGTCTTACAAGAAATTAATGAAACTACGCTAACTTCTGGTAATTTTAGCAGTAGTAGAGGTATACAGACAGCAGTAAAAACTTTTATTAACAAGTCCATTAATGACTTTTATAATGCAGAGTTAGAATGGCCTTGGTTGTACGTGTCCACCACCCAAGACACACAAACGGGTGTGAGACTATATGATTTACCCGGCGGAAGCACCCCTACTTACCGAAAACTGGATTATGATTCATTTAGGCTTACACCCAAAGAATTAATTACAAATACAGAGTTTACTAGCAATATTACTAGTTGGACAACTGTATCTGGCACTCCTGCTTACAATTCTGCAGGTAATGGTAGATTAAGATTAAATAGTGCTGAAGCAACACAGTCTATTAGCACTGTATCCGGTAGACCATATCGTGTTAATTTACGAGTGTTAGACCCAAGCTCATCTGGTAGTTCTGTAACACTAAAGATAGGTACATCATCTGGTGGCACAGAAATATCATCAACAGCATTAACAGTTTCTAAAACTGGTGATGGTTTAGCAAAAACTGTATCGTTTGATGCAACTGCATCTACCACGTTTATTAGTTTAGCAAATACATCATCTAATAATTTAGATGTAGATTATATTCGTGTAAGAGAAGATACACCTTCTACAAAACTAATGTATGTTTCTTATGATAGATTCTTACAAGAGTTTGCAGAGCGTGACTTAAACGAAGATGAAAGTGTTTATGGTAAACCTGTTTATGTTTACAAAACACAAGATAATCAAATAGGATTTAGTCCTATACCAGACCAAGACACTTACACTGTTGCATACGAGTATTACAAAACACACAGTGATTTATCGGCGGCAACAGACACAGCTTTACATTATGCACGTTTTGATGGCGTAGTTGTAAATAGAGCAAAGTATTACGCAATGATACTTCGTTCAGACTTACAAGCATCACAATTTGCAAATGCAGAATATGAACGTGGTGTAAGACGTGCAAGAGTAGAAGTTATTAATAGACGAGATTCAATGCGAGACCATCGTGTTAATTTTGGTAGACGTGTAGCAGGAGGATTATCTTACTAATGGCTACGCAGACTAAACCAATTATTGTTAGTTTAGGGGGCGGGTTAGTATTAAACAAAGATGTTTTTTCTATGCAACCCGGTGAAGCATTACAGCTTCAAAACTTTGAACCAAACATTAGTGGTGGATATTCAAAGATATTAGGAACAGCAAAGTATAATACAAATATAGTTCCACAAGTATCTAGCTCTTCTGAAAGAGTTGTAATGTCTGCAATATTTAATGACGTGGTATTAGCGGCACGAGGCGGAACAATAGTTAGAGGTAGTTCTGGTTCTGGTAGTTGGACATCAACAATTACAAGTTTAGGAACACCAACAAGAAATTACGAGTTTAGAAAATTTAATTTTGATGGCACAGAAAAAATTGTTATTGCAACAGGAACATCAAACCCACAAATATTAGATGCATCTTTTAGTACAACTAATGTAAATGCAACTGGAACATCAAACTTTAAATTTGTAGAAATATTTAAAAACCATTTATTTTTTGCAGGACATAGTTCTAATGAGCAAGAGATAAGTTTTATGGGCCCATTTCAAACTAATGACTTTACTAGTGGGAATGGTGGTGGAACTATTAAAGTAGATACTGAAATAGTTGGACTTAAAGTTTTCCGTGAAAATTTATTTATATTTGGAAAAGATAAAATATTTAAATTATCCGGAACAGCTTTAGCAAACTTTGCGGTAGCACCTGTAACAAGAAATATTGGTTGCATAGATGGTGGTAGTATACAGGAGCTTGCAGGTGATGTTGTATTCTTAGCACCAGATGGTTTAAGAACAATTGCAGGTACAGCAAGAATTGGTGACGTAGAATTAGGAACAATATCAAAGCAAGTACAAAAACGTATTGATGATATTACAACACATAATATTAACTCGTTAGTAATAAGAAGTAAATCACAATACAGATTATTTTTTCCTACGAGTACATCACAAGCAGAGCAGGCGGCACAAGGTTTAATAGCAGTAATAAAAACAAATCCTGCTACTGGACAATTAGGATTTGAGTATGCAGATATGAAACAAATAAAAGTATCAGCATGTGACTCAGATTTTATAAGTGGCACAGAAACAATTGTTCATGGTGGTTATGATGGTTTTGTTTACAAACAAGAAACAGGTAACGAACTTACAAGAGCAAGCACTACTGCTACGATAGATAGTTTTTATAGGTCTCCAGATTTGCATATGGGAGACCCAGGTATTAGAAAAAAAATGCAACGTGTTATATTTAACTATGACAATACAGGAAACGTATCTGCAACATTTAAATTAGTTTATGATTTTGCAGACCCAAATTCACCACAACCGAGTTCGTTTTCTTTAACAACTGGTGCAGGTGTTGCCCTTTATGATTTAGCGGCAACAACTTATGGAACAGCAGTTTATGATTCATCTGGTGCATCACTTGTTAGACAACCTGTAGAGGGCAGTGGCTTTACAGTAGCAGTAAGATTAGATGATACATCAACTAATCCACCGCTAGAATTAAAAGGTTACGAAATGGAATTTATACCGGGAGATAGAAGATAATGGGAGATACATATACAAGACAGAGTTCGGGTGATATTACTTCGGGTGCTACTATTGAAGCATCACATTTTAATAATGAATTCGACCAATTAGTATCAGCCTTTGCGGCATCATCTGGACACACACATGATGGCACTACAGGTGAAGGTGGCCCAGTAACAAAGTTATTAGGCAACACTTTAACGTTTGGTGCAGGCACTGCAGGAACAGATATAACAATTACATTTGATGGTGAAACATCAGATGGTGTTTTAAAATGGATGGAAGATGAAGATTACTTTGAATTTTCAGATGACATACTTGTAGCTAGCACAGAAAAGTTACAATTTAGAGATACAGCAATATACATTAATTCATCTACGGATGGGCAATTAGATTTAGTAGCAGACTCAGAAGTACAGATAGCGGCTACAACAATAGACATAAATGGTAACGTAGATGTATCTGGTACATTAACAGTAGCAGGTGCAGTAGACTTTGGTGATGCGGCACTATCAAATGTAGGTGCTGTACAATTAGATAGTATTGCAGGTGACGGTGATACTAACACATCAATTACATTTAGTGGCTCTGATGTTATTACAATAACAGCAGGTGGCGATGCACAATTTACTTTTAACAATGGTTCAATACTACCATCTACAGATAATGATATTGATTTAGGTTCTAGTTCTTTAGAATTTAAAGATGCGTTCTTTGATGGCACCGTAACAACTGATGCACTAGTTGCAGATACTGCTGATATAAACGCAGGAACTATTGATGGTGTAACTCTTGGAACTAATAGTGCTATTACACAAGCTGTAATAGATGATGTAGATATTAATGGTAAAGTAATTACCATGACTGGTTCTTCTAGTGATACTGCAGTCTTTACTGCAGGAACTAACGGAACGTTAAGTATTGTAACTACTGACGATTCTGCGGCGGCGGCTAACATAACAATAACTGCAGACGGAACTTTTGAAGCTGATGGTACTACTATCACATTAGACTCGAGCGGTGATATAGTTTTAGATGCTGACGGAGCTAACGTAACATTTAAAGATGGTGGCACGTCAATATTAGATATAGCAAACAATTCTACTGATGTTGAATTTACTGTTAGCACCGCCGATAAAAACTTTAAGATAAAAGGAACTGATGGTTCTTCTGCTATTACTGCACTTGACATTGACATGGCTCTTGCAGGTAAAGCAACATTTAATGGCGATGTAGTTGTAGGTGGTGACTTAACAGTAACTGGTGATGACATTGTCATGGGAACTAATACAGCCGGTAACTTATTAGTAGCTGATGGTACAAACTTTAATTCAATCGCTGTAGGAGATTTATCTGCAATAACTTCTGTAGCGGCAGATGATGTATTAATAGCTGTAGACACATCTGGCGGTGGACTTAAAAAAATAACAAGAAGTGCATTAGTATCTGGTCTTGCGGCAGGTACGATGTCTGATATTGTTGATGATACATCACCTCAATTAGGTGGCGACTTAGATGTTAATGGTCAAGATATAGTATCAACATCAAACGGTAATATTACCATAACACCAAACGGAAGTGGTGTATTAAGAGTTGACGGTTCTAATGGTATTGATATGCAATCTGGAGCTATATCAATTAAAAACTCTGGTGCAGAATCTTACATTAGATTTTACTGTGAATCATCAAACGCACACTACACACAATTACAAGCGGCACCACACTCGGCGTACTCTGGTAACGTAACTGTAGTTTTACCTGCAAGTGCAGATACTTTAGTAGGTAGAGCAACAACAGATACACTTACAAATAAAACTTTAACTACACCTGTTATAGCAGAAATAGATGCTTCTAGTGATTTTACTTTAGATGCAGGTGGTGACATTATTCTTGACGCTGATGGCGGAGACTTTAATTTCAAAGATGGTGGCACAGAAATTTTAAGAATTACTAATTCATCTAGCGATGTAATTATTAGACCTGTTGTTGATGCAAAAGATTTAATATTCCAACAAAGAGATGGAACAGAAGTTGCAAGAATAGAAGATAATGGAACGTTTAACGTTGTAACAGATAAGCTAGCCATTAATGGAACTGCAATAACTTCTACTGCGGCTGAATTAAATATATTAGATGGCGTTACTTCTACAGCTTCTGAACTTAATATTCTTGACGGAGTAACAGCAACTGCAACAGAATTAAACATTATGGATGGTAACACAAGTGCTACCTCTACAACTTTAGCAGATGCAGATAGAATGGTAATTAACGATAACGGAACGATGAAACAAGTAGCTGTAACAGACATGACTACTTATATTAATTCAAATGCAAGTTTTGCAAGTAACGGTTTTGCGGTGGCAATGGCCATTGCACTTTAACAGGAGGATATAGATGGCTCAAGATTTTGAATCAAATGGTGCACAGATAACAAATTCTAATACCACCATTTTTACATCAAATAGTGATGACGCTGTTGTAGGTCTTAGGTTAGCTAATATTCTTACAACTGCAGTAACAGTAAGTATTTTTGTTTCTGAGGGTGGCTCAACAACAAGATACTTAGTAAAAGATTTAAGCATACCACCGGCAAGTTCAGTAGAACTAATACAGGGTGGAGCAAAAGTAATTTTACAAAATGGTGATGTTTTAAAAGGTATCGCAGGAACAGCAGACAGTATTGATGTGTGGTGTTCAGTAGTAGATGCAATTAGCACATAGGAGATAATATGACAACAGAAGTAGGCGGCCCAATTTACATAGGAGATGCTCCAAGCAGTGAGTCATTTCCAGATTATGATTCTACTATTGATAAGAATCACATAATAACAAATGCTGTAATTGCAGGGCCTATAACAATAAATGCAACTGTAACAATTGAAGGTAACGTGGTGGTATTATAATGGCTAACATAGAGCTAGATGGTGTAAATAAAAAGATAAAGGTAGACTCTGGTGATTTAACACTAGACGTACCCGGTGATATCGTATTAGATGCAGATGGCGGTGACGTAGTAGTTGCAGATGGTGGAACTAATATTTTAAAAGTAACTAATAGTTCTTCTGATGTAGTATTACAACCACAGGTAGATGCAAAAGATATTATATTTAAACAGTATGATGGCACAACTGTAGCAACTGTAGAGGACAACGGAACATTTAATGTTCCTGCAAGTAAATTAGCTATAGGTGGCACAGCAGTAACTTCTACTGCCGCAGAGCTAAACATCCTAGATGGTGTAACAGCTACAGCTTCTGAACTAAATCTTTTAGACGGAGGCACTTCTGTAGGTTCATCAATTACTTTAGCTGACGCTGATGGTATTGTGGTTAATGATGGTGGCACAATGAAAACTATACCTGCAAGTGATGTAAAAACTTATGCGGGTGGTGGCACATTAGTTCAAACAGGAAGAACAGTTTTAAGTTCAAATGCAAGTGGTATAGATGTTAATGATTGTTTTAGTTCTACTTATGATACTTACATGATTGTAATAGATAAACTCGAAATGACAGTAGATAGTCAATACATATTTTGTAGATTGAGAAATAGCAGTGGGTCTGTAACTTCCAGTGATTATAAGTATGCAAATAGAAACTTTGATGATGATGGTGCGAGTGCTGAGAATGTATCTGCAAACTCGCCCGATGACAAATATCAACTCACTAATGATACTGATGACAGTTCAAATGATGGCGGACTTCAAGGTATAATGTATGTTCATAGACCTGCTGACGCAAACACAGACACAAGAATGAATTATTTTTCTTCAAGTTTTAATGGAAACGTAAATGATATTAGAGTCACTATTGGTACTTGTAATTTTCAAACTGCGGCGGCACATACAGGAATTGGTTTTAATATTAGCAGTGGAGATATTAGAAGTGGTGCATCAATAACAGTTTATGGAGTAGCATATAGCTAGGAGATATTTATGACAAAAGTTTTTGATAATGTTGTAGGTTTAAGAGACATGACTGCTGATGAGCAAGCTCAATATGATAAAGATTTAGCAGATTGGAATAGTAAATCAGCTACAAGAAAATTAAATAAAATAAAAAGATTAAGGATAGTAAGATTAGAAGCTACAGATTACATGGCTAACTCTGATTATACAATGCCAGATTATATTAAAACATGGAGGCAGACATTAAGAGACTTGCCACAAAACAACACAACTGAATCACAGTATGATACACTACTTGAACGTAACACAGATGGCAGTTTAAAAAATTCAGTATGGACACAACCAACGGAGTAAACAATGGCAGAACTAAGAGTAACTAGCACTGGCACTATAAAACTATTTGAGAGTGATGACACTAGTAGTGTAACTATTGCATCTCCTGCAAGTTTAGGTGGTGACAGAACAATAACATTACCAGACGCTGACGTAGATTTAACAGAAGTTAATACTATGCCAATAGCAAATCTGGACATAGATGGTGGCACAGATATAGGTGCTAACATTGCAGATTCAGACTTACTTATAATAGATGACGGAGCAGGCGGTACTAACAGAAAAACTGCGGCATCACGATTAAAAACATATGTAGGTGCAGGAGCAGGAGCTTTTGATATAGGTAACTTAGATATTGATGGTGGTACTGATATTGGTGCAGATATAGCTGATTCTGATTTATTTATTGTTGATGATGGAGCAGGAGGTACGAATAGAAAGACTGCCGCTTCAAGACTTAAAACTTATATTGGTAGCGGTGGGTTACAATTTATTCAATCACAAATAGTTTCAAGTGATACAA